GCATGATGGGCCAGTACAAAATGACGGGGATGCAATAGACTCCGGAGCTAGATAACCGCTACGTTACCTGAACGCGAAGGACGCAAATGAAAGGAATCGCATGACGCCCGGGCAGATGGCAGAGCAACTCGCAACGCACACAGAGCAAATCAAAGAACTCATGCTGGGCGTCTCTAACTTTCGCGCGTTTCAGGTAGAGTCCCGCGAATTCTACACCGAATATCGCGCAGTGCGCCAGGAACGCGAATCGGCCGAGAAGAAGCAGGAAGCAGAGCGCAAAGAGCGGGAGGCGCGCGCCGATGAGCGGAGGAAGGAAAGGCGCTCAAACCGGATCGCCATTGCCGGCATACTCACGGTGATCTGCCTGCCGCCTGCAAGCTGGGTGGGCATGCGAGTTATTTATTACGCGTCGGACATTTACCAGATTGTGCAGGAGTGGGAGACTGTGCACAAGTCGGAGATTAGACAAAAGAATTCGACTGGGCAATCTGATCCAGCGTATTCTATGAACAGGAACACGCAGACCACAGAAGGAGAAAACTAAATGCCCAAAAAGATCGTAAAGAAGACCAGCGTAAAGCCGAAGCCAGCAGACAAGCCGTACCCGTTTGGCAAGCCTCCCGGCCCAGTCAACGCATGATTTTCCGCACTACAACCCGCAAGCAACGCCCCGCTCGACTTCCGCAGCCCGTTAGGTGGCCCCGGCTCATCGGCGACCACCTACCGTGCGTTCTATGCGCTGGAGTGCCATGCCATTGCGAAGCTATGCGCGAGTCTGACAAGGAATAATCTACTTCGGATTCTGGTTGTTGTGGTTTAGCCATGCATATAAGGCTTCGACTGCAATTGGCTTTGTGTCCTCATATTCGCAATGGTCGCCCGGAAGGTCTGCCGCCATCATAACTCCATCTAAAGCACTCGCCAGTTGCTTGGCCAGCGCTTCGATCCGCGCCATATCTACCCCGCTTTGTGCGTGCTGTTGCGCCAATGTAACCAGCGCATCGTCCTTTCGTTTGATTTCTTCGGTGTGGTCTTTGCGTTCGCGCTCCAAGTCGAGCGCCCACCCACAACAGCACTCACATTCTGCCATCCCGGTATCCGAATCGACGTAATGCTGGTTATGCTCACTCACTGCTCACCTCTTCTTTCTGGCACTCTGCGCAGTTCATCGCGTGTACCGCCTGCATACGCTGGGCAACGAGCGCCCACTGCGCGTAGAGCGCCTGCAAGTCTTTTGAGGGCATCTCACCTCGTCGCGTGTTGGCAAGCCAGTCTCTTGCATGAGCCTCGGCCATGTGAATCAATTTCATTTCTCTGCACATATCAATCCTCCTTGTCGTGCCATGTGCTTGAACTTCCGCTCTCGTAGCGGTCCACGAATCCACCCCACGGATTCGCCTTAATCCCAATCGGTTCTATCCCTTGGAGTTCGCGCATCTTGCCGATAAAGCAGAAGTCCTCTCCGGTGTAGCGCTTCTCTTTGCGCTCACGGTGTAGCAATAGGATCATCTGCGCGGCCTGCTCGAACTGGCTTGCGCCGAAGATCATCTCAATGTCGGGGTACAGGTTCAGGTCATTCGGTGGGCTGCGGCGCAACTGCGCCAGCGCAATCGTGCGGCAGTAGTCGCGGGCGATGTGCCGCAACGTCTCCGCTTGCTTTGGCGCGGCCTTGATCGCGTCACCCTTCGCCGTGGGCACGATAAGAAGCTGCGCATAGTCCACGAGGATCAGATCCGCCTTCCAGCGCTTAGTGGCCAATACCGCGCGGGATCGGTAATCGCTGCACGTCAGTTCGTGCGTGTCATCAATGAAAATCGGCAGGTCTAGAAGTTCTTCGCGGGCGTTGCGGATCGCCTGGCGCTCTTCCGGCCGCAAGCACCGAGGATCACGCATATGTGAAACTGGTATCCGCGCCATGTAGCGCAGCATCCGGCGCACAAGCTGCCAGCTTTTCATCTCCATTGACTGAAAATGAACGCGTAGCCCATTCCGCGCATTCTCTACCGCGATCTGGATTGCTGCCTCAGTCTTGCCTTGCCCTGGGCGTGCGCAAATCAGGCAAAGCTCATTGTCTTGCAGGCCGGCTGTGATGCGCGAAAGCTCTGGCGTAAACAGGCTGGCGCCAAGAATCCCGGTAAACGGCGCGTCGGCCTGAGCCTCGAACCGCATCGCGTCCTCGACCACGATAGCGTCGATCTGCCGCCCGTGGCTGGAAACGCGCGAGGATGCCTCCAGAACCGCGTCTGACATTTCCCCCGCTAAATCCTGCGCTGGAGTTCCACCGTCCGCAGCGCGGTCCTGCACAGCCCCGGCAATCTGCATCAGGCGACGCGCTAGTGACTTGTCGCGCACGATGCGGAGGTATTCGGCGATTACTGGCCTGCGCGGAAGCCCCTCAGTGAGCGCCGCGATAAAAGACACGCCGCCGACCGATGCGAGCTCCTTGGTGCCTCTCAGTTCGTGCGCAAGGGTCACGAGGTCAACAGGCTTCTGTGCGTCCATCAAGCGGCACATTGCGGACCATGTGCGCTGGTGGCTGTCGAGAAAGAAGTCCTGCGCCTCTATGCCGGACTCTTGCGCCTCGTAGAAGGCTTGGTTTTCGAGCATGATCGCGCCAAGGATAGTTTGCTCGGCTTGTGTGTTGCAGGGCATACCTGCGTCTAGCGTTTGGTCGGTCATGCCGCACTACCTGGCGCACTCAGTATGCGCGGCTTCGAGTTCATCTCCCCGAGGATCGTGCCAAGGTCAAGCAGCGCGGACTCTCCATCTTTGCGCGGGCGCTCCCCTAGATCCTTCAGCGCCCGGAACACTCGCGCTAGGTCTTCCTGCGCAAGTCTAGCGCTCATCAGGTTGAGGTACATCTCGTTCATCTGCGCCCCGCGATAGCAATGCACTTCCGTCAGTGCGTCCATTATTTTCAAGACTCGCCCGGCAGGCTGCGAGGATTTCGAGATTTGATTCGATCTTTCCAGTTTGTTTTCCATTGGTGCCTCCGTTGGTGATTGTTCTGCCGCTATCCTGCGATCGCGTAAGCCATGAAACGATAGCCCGGTTTATTCCCTTCGGAGTTTTCTTCCGTGTGGGGTTAGCGTCCATCCAGACTTTCGTCCGCTTCAGCTCTGATTTCACATCTACGCCCGGAAACGCCTGCTGCCATTCGGCCATTTGCTGCTTGGAAATCTCGTACATATCCCCTCCGAGTAGCGGAAGGGTTCCTGCCAGTTCTTCCGGCGGAACGCTCCGCGCAATAGTCTTTTTCTGTTCTATTCTGTTCTGTTCTGTTCTGTTCTGGTGCGTTTCATTTTGCGTTTCATCGCGTTTCAGAAACGTTTCAGACTGTTTCAACGCTTGTTTTGCGCGGAATTTGTTGACCCTTTCCGTGCTTGAGTCCGACACAAATTGGCGCTTATTCCAGTTCAAAACAGCCCAATTTTCATCGATAAAACCCTTCGCTTGAAACGCTAATTTTGTTTCAAGAAACGTTTCATCATCGTTACATCCAATTCCATATTTCAACTCGTCATAGGAAAGCTTTTCGGTGAGTCCGGAGCTGCGCAAGCAGAACAGTCTAACAAGCCGAATCTGTAGTACATCGCTCATGGTCCGAATTTTTGGGTCCGTGGAGAATTCAGCGTACATCCTGAACCACTGGTTCATTTCGTTCCCTTCTAAGTGGGGCTGGCGAGGAGAGCCTTAGAAACTCTCCTCTGCCACTTTCGGCTCCGCTGATCAGGCAGAGCGCCGTAGTCCTTCGCAGGCGCGGCGGACAGGATCAGTTTGCACCTTTGGTCGCGGACTGTCTTGGACAAAATGCTGGGCGGGATACTGCGCTGATTCCCGCCCGGTTTGCGTGTAGGTTGCCTAGCTGATAATTGGCAGATTCGCCAGTTCAGCCACTTCGGACGTTTTGATGCGGTTGCGCAGCCATTCGGAAATCATCCCAATAGCCGCAATCTTCCAGGCCCCGCCGTCCGCTTCGAATAGCGCCAACTGCGCCCCATCCTTCACGCGAAAAATGAAATCGCTGGCCGGCTGATCCAGTTCGCGGAACGTGCGGAAAGGTTTCAGTGTGACGCGCGCCTTTACTTCGACGCTTTCCTTGAAGGCGGAACCGCGCTGGACGGTTACCTCCTGAGTGATTCCGCTGTCTACCTGCTTCACGGTTTCCTTGCCGGTGATGTGGCTGGCGAGGTCGAGCAGTCCGGCGAGGTCAGGGGTGCTCTGGAAGTGGGATTGCAGGCCGATGATGAAGTCTTCTTGCGTCCCAAATCGATTGAAATATGGGAAGGTGGTTACGCCCTCGGTCAGTACCGCGGTCACGTGTGCAATGCGGCGGCCGTAGCTGTCCGCTTTGCGCTGAACGAGATCCACGCGGCCAAAGGTTGTGATGTGGATCAAACTCCCAGCAACTTCGAAGCCATCCACGCCAGATTCGAGCAAGTTGACAAATCCATCCAGCGTGCCGACAGAGAGCGCCGGAGCCGATGGGGTGGGAATAAGCGTGAGGGCGCGCGTCCCATAAGGCAGACCATGAATTTGGATCTGCGTTGCGGGCGCAAGGTCAACGATTTTCTGAATGAATGCTGCGGATTGGTCCAAATTACACCGTCTCTTTCTGCTGTTGTTCTGCTTCGGTTTCCCCTTCAAACAGGTCGATTTGGCTGGTGTCCTGCGTAAAGGCTTCGATAACGCCGTCAATCTTCTTGAGGTAGATGGTGGAGTCCACACCATTGACCGGTGACAGTTTGGTGTCAACCGAGCACACGACAGCGGCCCCGGAGCGGTCCTTGTATGGGATAAACTCGAAAGTCAGGGAAATCTTGCGGTGCTTGTCGAGCAGCGTGTTTGGGTCTTTGATGTTCGCGTTGACCGCCTCCAGAGCGTTCTGGAAAAGCGGATGCGCAGCGCCCCGGCAAATCGTGAACAGGTCTACTTTGGGAGCTTTCATTTCTGTCTCATTTCTGCGAATTCCATCGCGTGGGTTATGCGGCCACCTTGACGTTCAGCGCGTTGCAGTCCGCGTGCTTCTTCGTCCAGCAGTCCGGGCAGAAGAAGAACAGCACCTTGCGCCGCACGCGGGCCGCGCCTTGCACTGTGCGGTGGCCGCAATGGTTGCACGGTATCTTGCGGCCCACCAGGGGCTTGCGGCGCGGCTTCACTTCGTCACCGCTGCGCCGTGTTCTTTGCGCAGGTAGCGTTTCAGCCACATCGCCAGGGTGCGGTCGTCGGCCTCTGCGAGCTGCTTGATGCGCGCGTAGACCTCCGGGCAGTCGGTCAGATCGACGGTGATGGTCTTGCGCTCCGGCTTGGTGGGCTTGCTGTTGTGGGATGTATCCAGCGGAGGCAGGTCTTTGGTCTCCTCGCGGATTGCATTGATCTCTGCTGCGAAGGAGGGTTTGTCTGCGCTCAGGTTCATCGCTGCAACTCGCGGTGCGGCGGCCTTGATTGTCTCTGCGTCGTATTCAGGTGCGGGTGTGTGCTGCATGTTCATCCTTTCTGGTCGAGAAACTGTTGAAGCTCTTTCAGGCACTCTGTGATTTCCAGTATTTGCATCTTGCAGAGGCGCGGAGGTAACTGCATCATCTCCAAGCTCTGCTTGGCAATGTGCGCCGCTCTCAGGGCTATCCCGATCTGCATTGCGCTGTCTGTTTCTGGCATGATGACCTTTCTATTCTGCGTTTGTGCGCTGATCAATCTCTTCCGCGCGGTAACGTTTCAGCTCTGCGGGGCCGGACTTCATCGCATCAATCCGCCTTTTCAATAGAAATTACAGTGCGTTCTGGCAAGCCATAGTGCTTGACTGCCTTGATGCCTACGACCTGGCCGTCATCGACATACAGGATGCCTGTCAGCGCGTCCAGGGTGGCCCGGCATAGCTTGTCTATATCCGGCTTCGTTGGCGGGTGCGTCCATGTCTTGCGGTGACCCTTTGGGCGCTTGATGTAGAAGTCGCACTGCACAGAAACTGCAACGTGTGGGCCTGCGAAAATCGCATCACTGTCCCGCGCGGCGAGTGCGGCATATCCGACCGCTTGGCGATAGGGAATCGTGTGCGCGTTGTCGCAGGTGAGCTTAGCTTTACCGTTGACAACATAGCCACGCATACTTCCTTGTGGCGCGGCGCGTCCGAGTACTTCGAACTTGATATAGTCACTCATGCGCTCACCACCTCCACATTGAATGCACGCGCTTGCTTGTCCTCTTGAGGAACACGCCCAATCAGACCCTTTACGCGCGCGCCGATCTCTGGAACAGTGCGCGCCTTTGCATAGTTTTTGTGAGAGAACAGAGTCTCTCCCGCGTCTGTGAGCACCCAGAAAATGTCTTTGTGCGGTAATGCATTCTCTACCACCCCGGTAAACTTCTCGCTTTGTTTGTGCATGATTTCCCTTTCTTCTGTTAGTCCAAGAATGCAAGATCAGAATCCGTAATCCCAAGATCGCCGAAGTCATCTGTATCGCGCTGTATAACGGAAACCGCGGCAGGCAATTCAAATGGCCCGCAAATAGATCGCAGTTCTTCGATTGCCTGATCTGCTAGTTCGTTGAATTCGGAAACATTCCACTCTATCTCGGCGATACGTTTATCGTCGCGAAAACGGCGAATCGTCACCAATTGCATTTCTTTAGGAACGAGAGGGCAGAACATAGAGAAATCCCACCATTCTCGCTCGAAAACAGCTATGCAGGAGTCGATCTGGTCAATGTGATCTGGAGGTATGACCTGACTGCGAATCCAACGCTGATGCGTACTTGGTTTTGGGCACTTCAATTCCAAGCCTCCCGATAATCCGATCAAGCCATCTGGCGAAGCGCCGAACCGTGCAATAGTTTCATGCATCCCAAATCCAACCTCTTCTACCATCACATCTTCCTCAAGCTCATACGCGGCTCGCCCTGAAGCTTCGCGCTCTATACCGTCCATCATCTCCGTGCTCACGTAGTTATCTTGGACAACGATACCGGTTAGAAGTTCCCCGATCTTCCGATCAAGGTATGCTTTGCGCTTTGCTAGTGGCTCCCCGCCGCGCACTTCTCCGCTCTTCAAAACTCGCTCCTTGGAGAAACTAAGCAGAGCGGCCATACTTGATGCGGTTACAACTCCGCAGTGAGCTTGAAACCATGCGGGTGATAGTTGAGCGCAGTTGATAAGCTTCATGGAAGTTCCTCAGTACTGGATGCAGATGTTTGGGATTTCGTTCTTTGCGATGGCGATGAGCAAGTCTTGAGCGCGGTCCATTGGAATGTCGAGCGCAACAATTGCGCCCAATACCTCGTTGTCGATCTTGAGCCGGTGCGCACGGTTCTTTGCGCGCTTCTCAGCCTCTTCGAGTTCCTCTTTTTGCCGCGCCGCTACCCGCTGGCGCTCAGCCTCGACCGCCGCATACCGTTCGCGCTCTGCCTTTGCTACTGCTGCGCTGGCTGCAAGTTCTGCCGCTTCGGCCTCAGCTACGCGCCGCGCCTCAGCATCCCGTAGAGCTTGTTGCGCGCGCTCTTCCGCTTCCTCTGCTTCGCGGCGCTCCTTTTCCAATTGCGCCTGATAGGATTCGGCCTCTGCTAGGCGCAATGCTTCTGCGCGTAATTCCGCTGCGATCTTCTCCGCTTCGGCCTGCTTCGCGCGCGCTTCAGCCTCTGCGCGCTCATTCGCCAACCTCTGGCGCTCGCGTTCGACTGCTTCGCGTGCGATACGTGCCTGTTCCTCTGCGCGTCGCTCTGCGGCTTCCTTGGCTGCCCTGGCGGATGCCTCCTCGCGTTCCTTGATGGCGCGCTCCGCGGCTTCGGCGCGAAGGCGTTCAAGCTCTTCTTTCTCCCGGATGGCTTCCTGGGCGCGGAATAGAGCTTGCTCAAGTGCGGCGACTGCCATAATTCTCGCCTTGCTCGCCCGCTCTATAAATTCCTGCCAGGAACGTGAATTGAAAATCTGCTTAACGAGCGCGATCTTTGATTCAATCTCCTCGACTGTCCACCCCATGCCCGCGCGCTGTTCTTCGTCTTCGATCAAGTGGAGCGCCGCCTCGTGGTTGGCTACCCGCTCTTTCTCTGCGTTCTCCCAGTCAGTCAAAGGCTTGCGTACTTCGATCTTGAGCGCCTCAAGGCGCTCATCCGCCTTGCGCCCCTCAGCATCAATGGCCTCTTTCTGCTTACGGATATCCTCGGTAAGGCCCTTGCGCAGGTTCTCCAGGGGCTTCTTCGAACACGCGACCTTGTGGGCGAGCGAGGCGATTGCATCGCGGCCAGCCTTGGTGCTGATGTCCAACTTTGCGGCCTGTGCGCGAACCTCATTTTCCAAGTTGGTAAGAATGTCGTTCGATCCGCCCTCCTTAAAGAATTCCACCGGCACGATGGTTTGCAGGGTTGCAATGGTTGCCAGTTCGGTCGATGCGCTGGTAAAGAGTGGAGTTTCTGCGGGTGCTTCCTGTTTGAATCTCACGTTAGATCCGTCCTTCCGATTGCAGTTCGCGATAGCGCTTGTTTTTGGCTTCCGCAAAGGTTAGAGTGCTCTTGGTGTCGCCGGTAGCGTCTGCGGCTGTCTGCGCTTTCATGTACATCTTGCGCAGCTCCTCTCCGTTTCCGGCGTTGCGGATGTTCTCAAGGTGCGTCAGGTGTTCGCGCTCATCGAGCTCCCCTGGCTGCTTCCCGTTCTCGAAAGGCTTCTTTTCGTCCTTGTCGATACAAATGGCAACGTTGAATATCTGCAGAATGAGATAGCGCTTTACTCGGGATGCAGCCGAAGTCTCCGCGTCTGCTTTGGGCATGCCATCAAATGCTGCGGTAAGAGTCAGGCGCTTGAAGTACTCCCGCGAAACTCCGCTGCGCGAAACGATAGCCTTCATTCCGATATAGTTATCTTTTTCGTCTTGCACCTCGGAAAAGCCTATCGAAAATCCCTGCTCTAAGTAGATAGGACGCACGGCTTCGTCGAGCCCTTTGTAGTCCAGCCAAAAAATGTCATCCTTTAGCGCCGTTTTCCTGCTCTTTCTCCCTTGGTTTGTTTTCAGCGTAGCGATCTTGGACTGACAAATGGTTAGCGCGTTGTCGAAGTCAATCTTTGCCTGTCGCTCCTCGCGCTCCCACGCGAAACGCTCAGAACTTTGCTGAAGATCAACGATTGATTTAGCCACGGCAACGGCGACGGTAGGATCTTCGCTGCGCCGTGCCATTTCGGCCAATATCTCCATTGGCTGCATAGGAGCGAGTGGTTCTGGCTGCTGTTTGGTCAGTGCGCTGTCTGTCATGCCTTTACCTCGGTAAACTTACCGCCCTTGAGCGAGTAGAATGTGTCGGCCTTGAGTTTTCCGCGAACCTGAGCGACACTCATGGCGATGATTTTTTCGTCTTTGTCGTATTCCGCGAGCACAATCCAATCACCTTTTGCTGCCTTAGCCTTACCCTTGATCCCGAGAGATGCGGCAATTGCGTTTTTGCCCGACACGCTAGATTCTGCGTAGTTGCCAGTGGTGGCGCTGTGAGCGGAGTCGCCAGTGGTGGCGCTGTGAGCGGAGTCGCCAGTGGTGGCGCTGTGAGCGTAGTTGCCAGTGGTGGCGCTGTGAGCGGAGTCGCCAGTGGTGGCGCTGTGAGCGTAGTTGCCAGTGGTGGCGCTGTGAGCGGAGTCGCCAGTGGTGGCGCTGTGAGCGGAGATGCCAGTGGTGGCGCTGTGAGCGGAGTCGCCAGTGGTGGCGCTGTGAGCGTAGTTGCCAGTGGTGGCGCTGTGAGCGTAGATGCCAGTGGTGGCGCTGTGAGCGGAGTCGCCAGTGGTGGCGCTGTGAGCGTAGATGCCAGTGGTGGCGCTGTGAGCGGAGATGCCAGTGGTGGCGCTGTGAGCGGAGTCGCCGGCAGATGGTTTTACCTTACTGAAAACAAACTCAACCGCAGCCTTTAGGAGCGCCGGAATCTTTACCTCGGACTTAACGGTCAGAGATGAAGCGGCGCGCTTGCTATCCCCTTCGGCCTTGTCGGATACATCATCGGCTTCGACTTCGGCGTAGTGGCTTCCGTCGAGTGGTTTGTAATAGTTCCATGTATCGAGCGGGTGCTCACAGAAGTGAAGACCCTGCTTGCATAGCGAAACCGTTCCGTTGTGTGTGAACTTCTTGCCGAACTCGTACTGCATCGATCGGCACTTCATATTCTTGTCGAATCCTTTATAGCCCTTCATGCTTCGTCCTCGTCAATCTCGCGCTGCCGTGCGCGTTCGTATGCCTCGTCTTCGTTGGGAGTGGAGTAGCTGGTTTCCAAGTCCTCTGGGCACGTCACGCCATAGAACTCATCTGCGCTTTCGCCTCTGTATTCGCGGCTCATGCTGCGGCCTCTTCCCGGCGCTTGAATTCAGCCACAAGCGTGCGCAGTTGGTCAAGGTGATTGCGGTCGGAGTTCCATTCGCCGTTGATGCCGTCTTTCACACTGCCATCGTCCATGACAGTTTTACCCATCATCCTGATCTCTTCGCTGGTCATAGAATCCTTTCCCTTTCGCGCATGAGCGCCAGTTCGTCCGCGAGAATGTTTGCGTGGCAGGTAAGATCGTCAGCGCTGGTGAGTGCGATCTCGTACGCCTCTTCGTATGGTTCTTCTGAGATGCTCCCTTCATATGCGCACAGGAGCGCGTTGGTGTCCATGTTGTCATTGTGCAGCGAGATGTGAATCAGTGCGTCGATCATGTGAGCTTATCCTCAGTTGGTGAAAAGTTTAGTGAAATCGCACCGCTGACATGAGCACGAGTCAGGGTGAGATTGTGATGGTCCGCCACAAAAGCATAGGCCACGTACGGCATCTGTTACTTTCGTGTTTGGGCATATTCCAAGTGCGTCGAGTTGCTGCCCGCAGTAAGGGCATATATCCATCGGATCTTCTGCGATGCTCTGCATGATGCTGTCAACAAACGCTTGTGTGTTCATGCGCGGTTCCTTTCGTAGGTGCGCCACTGCTCTTCGATCCAGGCTGGCGCGGGTGGTATGCGCTGTGCGGTCGGGTTCATTTTTCACCTCGCGGCCAGTATTTAACCTCGCGATGAAGGAACATCCCAAAGCGCGTCCTCTTGCGGTCAAGCATGTCCAGCTTTCCTCCCGGAAGACAACGCAAAACCTCCCGGACATTTCCCTGCGGATCGATCAGCTTGTCTGTCATGTCCGTACCTACTCAACAACATAACCATCATGCGCCACATTCCGGCATATGTCAAGAGGAATCTGCGATTATTTCCGAGAGTGTGCGCGCCGTCACAATGTGCGCCGTGGTGCGTATGTATGTCGCTGTAGATATTGGAGTTACGTAGGAAATCGCATAAGAGGTGCGTGTGTGCGGATTGCTCCCATCTCTCATCCCAGCATCCCAAACGCGCGCGCGAGAAGCGCAAAGCGGGGTCCTGGGAGCAGCACTGGAATTGTGCTGATATGTAGTAGAGGGGGTTGAGGTACCGCTGGAATCACCTGAGTGATGGGCGGCGATGTCGTCTGTAAGCGCTGGATTGCTTTGTCGCTTTGCTTCTGCAATCAAGCATACTGGTAATGTCAAGTACCTGCGTGCACGTTTTGTGCAAGTAGTGGCCATATTGTGCACAAATTATGCAATACTCGCCCAAAGAGTGCACATTGTTCATAAAATAAATAAAGTTTTCCATGCGATCAACGCGATATCACGCGAATTGCAGCGACTCGGCGCGGTGCAAACGCACATAATCCGGCGCAATATCAGCCCAGAGCACCGCCAGCCGCCCGCGTTCGGCGCGCAGCACGGTGCCAGGTTGGCCGCAGATCGCATATTTCAGGTAGACGCGTGCGCCGATAGGGATATCGCTCATTTTTCCAGCGTAGCACTGGCTCGGTGGTAGAATCTTGGCATGTTGCAGCCTAGCCAAAATTGCCTCGACCTAATCAAGCGCTCCGAGGGCCTGCGCCTAAATACATACGTGGACGTGGCCGGTGTGCCCACGATAGGCTACGGCCATCGAGTGATTCACCCTGAATTATCCTCTCCCTCCATTGACCAATTAACAGCCGACGCATTCCTTCAGAGCGATTCTATGTATGCCTGCGCGCGAGTTCGGAGCCTTGTGACCGTGCCGCTCACTCAGGGCCAGCTCGATGCGCTGACGGACTTCGTTTTCAACCTCGGCGGCGGCCGCCTAGCAGGCTCGACACTGCTCAAACTGCTCAACGCTGGAGACTACGCCGCAGCCGGCCAGGAGCTGCTCAAGTGGGACATGGCCGCAGGCGTGCATCAGCCCGGCCTCACTGCTCGGCGCAAAGCTGAGCTTGCGATGTGGGAGACAGCATGACAATCTCGCGAACTTTTGCGATTATGGCCGTCGCGATCCTGGCGCTTGCGCTGGTGCTCGGCGGCTATGAGCTGCTTCAGGAGTATGACGCGCGCCTCAAGGATGAGAGTATGCAGTCTGCGCAGCAGCAGGTAATCACCGCGGCGCAGAAGTCCATCGACCAGGCCAAGGCCGACCAGGCGCAGACTGCCAGCACCCTTAGCGCTCAACTCTCAGCAATCGCCAGTCAGCGCACCATCGTGGTCACGCCCCAGCAGGCGGCCGCAGTCGCCAATACGCTTCCCAATCTCCCCGCGCAGGTCCAAGTCCAGCAGGTTCCGGCCACGGCCACTGCGCCAGCATCGCAACAGCTCGTGGTTCCGCAGGCCGACATACCCGCCTTTCAGGCGTACAAACTCGATTGCGACGAATCCAAGGCCAAGCTCAATGCGTGCACGCTCACCGCGGCCAGTTCTGCGATCATCCAGACCAGCACAGATACGCAGCTCACGGCGATGACTAAAGAGCGCGATACCTGGCGCACCACAGCCAAGGGTGGAACATTCTGGCATAGGCTCGGACACGATGCGCTACAGATCGGCATCAGCGCTGGAGTAGGCTATGGAGTTGGGAGGCTGACCAAATGAGCGGCAACTGGGCAGCAGGATTCCTCCGTTCGCAACTGAGCGACAAAGACGGCACGGTGAGCAATACCAAGGTCTGCGTGTTGATCATCGTAATCGCTGTAGTTTCATGGGTTTCATGTCTGCTTTACAAGTTACACGCGATCATCACCGTGACCGATATTGTGACCTTCATCGGAGCAGCCGGCACATTCGCGACAATGCTTTGCGGTACGCTTGCGGCGCTCAAGTACGGCGCTGATTCGATCAACAACCGGGCACCCAACGCGCAGGCACAGGTACAGCCTCCGGACGCGCCCTGCCCCCCAACCAAGCCAGAATAGGGAGGCATCATGGTTTACGTAATCGTTGCAGTCGTGGCATTTGCGGCAGGCGTTGTCCTGACCGCTATCTACAAGAGCGTTGTGGTAAATGCGCTCACCAAAGAGCGCGATACCCTGGCTGCATCCGCAAAGGCTGAAGCCGATAAGGTCGCCGCAAAACTCTAATGGCAACCACTCAATACAAGCCAGAGTACGTAGAGCGCACGAAAGAGATGTGCGCAAACGGTGCGACCAACGCCGAGCTCGCCAAAGAGTTCGGCGTATCCACGTGGACGATCCGGCACTGGGCATCGCAGTTCCCCGAGTTCCAGGCGGCGATGGTCGCGAACAAGCCCATTGCAGATGCCCGCGTCGTGCGGTCGCTATATGAGCGCGCCAACGGCTACAGCTATGAGGCTGTCAAGATATTTTGCGGGAAAGACGGCACTGTTACGAAAGTTCCGTATACTGAGCACGTTCCGCCTGATGTGACTGCGGCAATCTTCTGGCTTAAGAATCGCCAGTCACAGGATTGGCGCGACAAGCAGGATCTAGAGTTGAGCGGCGGCGTGAGCCTAGCGGACGCGATCGCAGAGGCGCGCAAACGTGCCAGCAAGAGCAAATAGTCCGGCAGAAGAGCAAGCACTTCGAGGGGATATTGGCTCGTTCGCGCTAGACCCTCTCGCCCATGTGCGATACGTCTGGCCGTGGGGCTCGCCGGGCACCTTCCTA